GAGCTTGTTGTAAACGAAGGAGCAACATTACCAAGTGTTGCTACATAACTATGTGTGTCTGTATAAGGGAAACCAGCATCACCACTACCATCATTATAAACAGTTTGAACTGTTATATTGTAAACGTCGGTAGAAGGGTTTGCTTGAGATGTGTTACTATAGAAAAAAGTTGTAGCAGTATCTAAATCATAAACAGCTTGAGCTTGTCCACTTTTTAAAGCTAAATCAAAATCAGTTTTTACATCAGTACTTTGGTTAACATCACTTTGTCTAAATGCTGACAATAACGTAACAGTTAAATGACTAGCGTTTGTTACCGTTGTACCACCACCTGTTGCAAAGGTAAGTGAATTACCAATTTGAGTTGCGGTAGTTGCGCTTTCTAAAAACGTAGCAGCGCTACTACTTATTGTTGTTATACCAGCGTATTGAGAATCTATTAAACTATTTAATGTATTTATTTTTCCTTGCAAAGAAGTTTCCCAGAATATCTCTAATAAAGAATACACGGGTTTTGTTTCTGCAACACTTAAAAAAGGTTGCATTGTAATAATACCACCTGATCCTGTTCCGTCTTCAGCATTAGTATCTGCACCTACTCCACCTGGTACTATAGGAACTGTTGTTGCTAAAGCTACTTTACCATTAGCTGTTGTGTCTATTTTTATTGCAAAAGGATTTAAATCAGAATTATAAAAAGGTTGTAAAACAGGGGATACTCCCCATGGAATAGATCCTATTGAAACTGGAGTAGTATTGTTACCAGTAACTAAAGTTCCAACCTGACCATAATCACCTTCAGGTGCGTTTGGTTTAAAAGGTATTCCTGATATTTCCATGTCTTTAACAGTAGCTATAGACAGTACTTCTTGATTTAAAAAACCTGGATAATATTGTTGATTCCAAGGTGTTGATTTTTTAGGATAACCATAAGGTCTACCAGCTTTGTTATTTATATTAGGGTTATTTATTCTAATATATAAAAGCTCGCTACTACTATACTCTGTGTCAGTAGGTCCTACTTCTTGTAAATTTCTAGGTACTTTGTTAATATTGTCACTAAGTAGTACAGAAAAAGAAGATTTATTTTCTTCATCAGTTCCTACTATAGGTAAGCCATTTACAAAACCAGGTAAATAAACATTGTAATACTCTTGTTCTTGTTGCTTAACAACTACTTTATATGAATACCATCCTAATGGATTTGTTGTAGCGTTCCATATTCCAGGCTGTCCGCCTGTTGTTGCTTGGCCTATTGCTGAATCTATTCTTACGTTAAGAGAAGTTCCTAGCCAATCTATTATAGGGTTATTTATTTGTTCTGTAATACTGTTGTATGGAGCAAAAACAGTTGAACCGTTAACACCATCAACGTTATCGTAAGACGACAGTATAACATCTGATTGTCTACCGTATCTATCAGACAATACAAATCCAACTTGATACGTTCTGTTTTGTTTTAAATTATGATAAGGATATTGTATAAAATTATCATTGTAAGGTCTTTTATCACTAATCAAAGCGCTAAACGGTATTGATTCAGGACTACTATGTTTGTCTACATAATTACCGTACACTACTCTGTTACCTATTAATTCTTGCGCTAAGGCTTTTATAGGAACTTTATCGTAAACTCTTGTTGTCTGACTAGTTGGAAGTGTTTTGTATGGTTTGTTAGATGCGTAATTGTAATCATAAAAATATTGATTAACATTGTTTCCATGTACTGGATCTACATAAGTTATACTAGTAAAAGCGTTACTTGCTAAATCAACAAATCTAACAGTGTCTAAAACTTTAACAGCTAACGAATCAGATTCTTTATATAATAAATCTATTTCTGTAGCTAAAAGTGACGCTAACATTAACTGAGGCGTGTTATAAGGCATTGGAGATCTTAAAACTATATTATCAATATTGTTTTCAAACCAATTAAGTATGGTAGATTTATAAGCGTTGTCCATATCTACAAAGTCTGGATTTTGACCACCACCAAATTCACTGTATTGTTTAGGTATAAACATTGGCTGACTAAATGGTGCCATTAAAGAATATTCGTTATCTTCAAACTTAAACCTATAGCTGAATCTTACAAACTTATCTTCTAAAAACGCAGCATCACCTTGCCAATTAACATCATAATCTTGATTGACAGCTATTTTTATAATGTTGCCAGCGCTATTAGCTATTGTAGTTGTTTTAGATAATGTTACTACCCAGGTTACAAAGTTTTGTCCTTCAGAGTCTGTAACTGATTGAGTTGCTGTAGCGGTAACAATAGTTGTATTTGATGTTATACCTGTACCTGTAACTATGTCACCAGGTCTTGGTATTATATCTGGAGAAAAATTAGTACCTAAAACTGAAAAAGTATAAGTAGCTGTTAAAGCAACTGGATTATTTCCAGCAACCGTAGCTGTAACTTGAGCGCCATTTGAATTAAATACAGATGTTTTGTTAGTCATTGTAGATCTTTGCGCTATTAACTTAAATGAATTAGGAGCAGTCATAGGTTGCGACAAAGTTAAAACACTACCTACTATAGCCACAATATAATTAGCCTTATTCCATTGTGTTAATGGAGTGGGAAAAGCAGAAGGATTAATAGTTTCAAAAGGAGAAATAAAATCACCTATTTTTAAACCAGTGACAGTGTCAACAGTAATCGTTTTTGTATTGCTAACCGCGCTAATAAGACGTATATTTATTCTTTCTATTGAAACTATAGGTTCGCATGGAGCGTACTTAGCTACTGATATTTGATCTTCATTAGTGTAATGAGTAGGGGTAGTTAACTGTGAAGGATTTGCTAAAGATATATTTATTTTTCTAGGTTGATTTAAATTGTCCGTAAAAAATAATAAATCTTCTACAAGATTAACACCTATAACTGGAAAAGATTTGTTAAAGTTTAAAAAGTTACCAGTAACTAAAGTTACTAAATTAAAAGAACCTTCTAAGGTTAGTTCATATATAAAATTTTTAGCTCCAACCGACCTAACTCCATTAACTTCATTATAATCAGTGGCAAATAAATAAACTTTATTAGTAGTTTCATTTACATAATGACCTATTATAACAGCGTTATCTTCATTTAAACTACGTATAGAAGTATTACCAAGAGCGTTTTCAAACTCACCAACAGTTGATCCTTCTGATCTACTAATCATTAAGTTTATAGCTTCTCTATATTCACCGTTAGGCAATAATCGAGAGTCAATATCTTGATTCATTTTCTGCTTGAGAAAAGTGTTTTTAATTTCTGCCATGTACTAGTGTTTAATCCATTTAGACTTACCTCTCATTACTTGAACGATCTCATCTAATTTTATATTTGATAATCTTATTTTAGCATTACGTAAAGCAGCATATCTTTGTTGCTTATATTGTGGCGCTATCTGAACAGTGTCTCTTCTTGTTGATAATATACTATATAGTAAATGCTGATACATTGCTTCTTCTGCCATCTTAGGTACTTTAGTATCTAAATCATAAGCAAGTCCATCAGATATATATTCTAATATTACTAACTTACCTGTTAAATCACTAGAAAAATTAAATGTACCTCTAGCTTCATCTATATTAAACCAACCATTCATTTGCATGTTAACTGGATCACCTCCATATCTTTGGCCATAATAACCTCCAGCGCCCCAAGCGTTTTCTCCCCACCAATCGTACATCCAAACTTCAGGAGCGTTTGAATTTACAAAACCTAAACCTGTTATATTAGCTGTGTTATTACCTTGCCATCTTTCATTTGTTACAGAGGTACCATCTATGTTTTCTTCAAAATTATCTTGTATTATATTACCTGACTGATCTTGTATAGGTGCGTTTGATGGGCTACTTGTTAATTGAGTTGGATATATAGTGTGCTTAACTCCAGATCCATCTACCCAAGAAAGTTTAACGTAGTTAACATAATCTTGTGGTATAACAATACCTAAACTAGGTGGCACGGTAAGTTCTTGTGATTTAATACTTTTTAATGTATCAAAACTAAACTCTTGTAAACCACGTTTTGCATGAAATATAACATCTGTTCTATTAACTCTAGGTATAAGTTTATCTTGACCAACGTAACCTACAATAAAATTATTTACTATATCATTTAAACTTGTGTATTGATAACCACCATAATTGTTAGCAACAGCATCAGCTTTTAATTGTACTTTTATATAAGTGCCAACAGGCTGAGTATTACCTAATGTTATTACATTGTTTACTAATTGATAAGTAGTTGTGTATTCAGTAAAGTTAGATATTCCATTTGGACTAGTGAATATTCTAAAGTTATTTAAACCAAAGTCTGGATCTGTTGGAGCAAAACTAGTTGCACTTCCTAAAGATAAATCAGTATTAAATGTAAAAGTATAAACAGCTGTTGCAACTGAGGTATATATAATCTGCGCGCCCGCGTAATATTGTAAGTTTGTTTCTTGGATTAATCCACCATCAGGTCTTGCCATGTTTTACATTTTTGAGTTTTGTTCTTCTTGCTGTGTTTCTGCTTGTGCTACTTGTATTATAGTAGGATCGTTTATTATAACTCCAGCATAAGCTAATATTCTAGTTATAACATTTGTTTGTTCTGAAATGTTTAATTCAAAATTAGTTGAAGTTCCATTTGCGTATAAAAATTGTCCTAATGCTCCAATTGAATAACCCCACACGACGTCTGCAGGTGTTTTTAAATATGAAAAAGTAACATCACCTGGCGTTATTATACTTGTAGGATAAACAAATAATTGATTGTTCTCGTATAAATAAATAGGAAAAGTTGTTGTTGGTTGTGTTAAAGGAGATTTTAGAATTTGCATTAATTCATTTCTTTGAGCGTATTGAGTTAGCTCTGTACCTTGGTACATTACAGTACCTAGTCTATATACATCTGTAGGTACTAATGTAAAAGGATTTGCACCTGCTGTGGTGCCTGTTCTTTGGAAGAATTGTAAATTTTCTTCAATATTTTTTACGCGATTAGCGTACTCAGTGTCATTTTGTGGCACACGATACATCTGATTTAAATCGTCTTCGTATTTTTCAAATATATTCAACTGAACCTGAGTAGCAACTTTGTTGAACTCATCAGGAGTTATATATCCTCTCTGTTGTTGGTTAAGTATTAATAATACTGTTTTATATACAGCGTTTACGTTTATTGCCATTTGAATATTTTTATTATAATATTGGGCCCGAGTGAACGGACCCTATATTAGTATTACATGTTTAGTAGAGTTTTTTCTCTATAGTCTTATAAACTTCTACTCCTTCATCTGTTTTAAACCAAGCAGCTAACGCTGAGTAAGGGTTTTCATCAAATGGTATTGTAAATAGTTTACGTTTATTTTTACCAAACTGGAACGTTCTTTGGTCTTGTGAAAGACTTACTATTCCTTGTTCAGTTGCTTTTATACCAAAGTTTCTTAACATAACGTTATCGTCTTTGGCTAATTCAATAAATAGCTTAGGATTTCTTTTAGCAAACATTAATAAATCTCTTCTTAATTCTTTAGAAGATAATTCAGAAACGCCTGATCCCATTTCTACTCTTAATATAGCTTCTGATTGCTCTACTTCCATATCTCTTGCAGCAGTTAAAGCTAATATTTCTAATTCTAAATCAATTAATTCATCTTGTGCAATTGCTTGAGGTTGTAATTCAGCAAATCTTTTGTTTCTATCCGGATGATATAATGATAAAAGCTTTTGTAAGCTTTGGTGTTCTTTTGGAACAACTAAAGTGCCATCTTTAAATATAATATGCTTAAGTGTTGCTTCTCCTTTTTGAGAATCTTCAAATGGTGAAGCTTGATTAGTTGCGTATCTAATAGCTCTTTGTTCTTTTTTTACTGGATCAAAATACAGTAACGGATATTTTTCCGTGTGTCTTGATTTTAGTGTAAACGTTAGAGGTTCTCTATCGCCTAATAAAAAATATGTTCTATCTTTTACTTCCCAACCATCTTCTGGATGAGGTATTGTTTCTTTTGTTTTTGACATGATATAATATAATTAAATAGTTTATAAAGTATAAGAGTAATAATTACCCCCGTAGTTTTTACGAGGGTAAATATTACAATAAATATTAAGCTGTAAATAATACGAAATTATTTCTAGCTTGTACACATAAACATCTTTCAGATAAGAAGTTTACTTCCATTGCATCTAATGTAGAAGTAGAAGCACCACCAACTGAACCAGTTAGCCATGATTTCATTCTTCTGTCATCTGCTTGAGAAGCTCTGTATCTTACATGTAAGAAAGGACGTCTGATGTTTGTTCCAAGTAACTGATCGTATACTGTAGAAGTTCCAGCAGGAACTAATACACCATCAATATTGTCACCGTTAACAAAGTTAGCAGAACCACCTCTTGTTGAAGCATCATTTAAGTATTTCCATGAAGTCTTGTAGAAATCATAAGAACCTCTTCTAAATCCAGAGAAACCTAAGTTAAGCGCCATGTCTTCAGAGTTTTCGAATACACCGTAAGATGTACCACCAGCTCCGTAAGAGTTTTGTTGTGCTAACATGTTATCAAATAACAACTCAGTTTTTCTATCTAAGAAAAGCATGTTTTCTTCAATTGCTCCTTGAGAATCTAAATTCTCTAGTACAGCATCAAAGTCTTGTAATGATCCAGCATAACCAGAAAGTACATTACCACCATTGTTGATAGCAGCAAATAAACCTTCAGTACCTATAGTTCCAGCTGGTGCAGCAGCAGCAGCAGGGAACGCAAGTTGAGCATTTCCAGCAATAGCAGTTGCTTGTGCAGCATTAGCTAATTCACCTTCAATCATCGCCATTTCTAAGTAATCTTCGAAACGTAATCTAGTTTCACCTTCAGCTTTTAAATACCATAAGTATCCAGAAGTTCCGTCTTCAGCAGCTACTTCAACCCAACCGATTTGTGCAGTATCAGATCCACTTACAGCGTATCTGTTTCTGATAATAATTGGTTTGTTAGAGAATACTGATAATTGAGGTTCAATAGATTGTCCAGAAGCAGTAGCTAATGTAGATCCTTTTTCATATTCAGAACCATATACAAACACTTTTAAACCAGCTACAGCAGCAGCTCCAGCGTTAACAGCAGCTCTTGTGTAAGGAATTACATCTACAAAATTTGCTCCAATAGCACCATTAGCTCCTGATTGAGTAACGATAGCTTTTACTGTGAAAGCAGGATTTGCAGGATCCATAATTACAACTGTCATGTTTTGAAATATTACATTTCTAACATTAGTGTTTGCTCCAGCGGTTACAGGAAGAGTTAATCTATTACCTGCTTGTGCTCCACCTACAGCTTGACAAGATACACCTTCGTAAGAAATGTGTAATCTGTTTTGCTCAGACCAAACAACTTGATCAGACATCATTGGCATTTCAGCGCCAACCATTCTTAAGAAGCCAGCTAACGTTCTGTTTCCATAACGCTCTACCTCTGCTTCATATATTTCCGGTAGATATTGTTGTGCGAAGTCGTTCCCACCTCCATTAGCAAAGTTCAAGTAGTTACTTGTTAAAGTTGCTTGTATGGACGAAGGTACTATACTTCCCAATTGAGGACTTAATACACCCATTTTTTTTTAGTTTTTAATTGTTAAATTTACTTTTTTTAATTTTCAGTTTTGAACTACTTACTCCGTCTATAGCTCGAACTTTAAGTCCACCGATAAATATGTCTTGCGTGCCTTCTTGGCGCACTGCTGCTGATGGATTTTTAGATCCTTCAACTACATTTTTAATACCATCTGTTTTCCCTTGCTCGTAAAAATGATTTACTATTTTGTCTATATTTTGAGCAGCGTACATAGCTTTGTGATAACCTTTCGTATCTTTAACATTACCTTCTGTGTCTAGGAACTTCCCGACAAAGTTATTTAAATTTGACTGATTTTCTGCAACGGCATTAGGATCTTTGACACCATATCTAAATTTTTTTTCACCAACTTCGAAATCAAAACCTTTGAAATCATTAGTAAAAAATTGTTTAGTGTTGTCAATAAATTGCTCATGCTTTTGCGTAGCTAATTGTTGTTCGTCGTTGTAACGGTTGAAAAAATCCATGGCTTTTTGTTGTTCTTGATTTACGCCCGGTCTTAACTTAATCTCGTCGTAATATTCTTTTTTCAAGTCTTCTAAAAATTCACGTGCTTCTACAACAGCTTCCTTCTTAGCGAGTTTTTTCTTTTTGATGTCTCGCTCTTCATCAATATCTGTATCAAAACTAAACGCTTCTTCTAACACAAAGTCAACTTCTTCTGCGTCTAAATGTGGTTTAGCTTTTTTATAGTATTCTTTTAATAATGCATCTTCATTAACATTTGAATAATCTGCATTTAATCTAGCATAGTCTTGAACTGTACCACCGGTGTCTTTCATAAAGTCAATTAATTTCTCTATGTTTTCAGGTAGTTGCACTTGTTTAGATTGTGCTACTGGTTCTTGTACTTGCTCTTTTTCCACCTCGGTAACTTCTTCAATAGGCGAGCTGGGCTTTTCAACGGCTGCTGTTCCTCCAATGTCCACGATTTTGCCATCTCCGGCTTGTTCGCCCACATCCACCGTCTTTGTTTCTCCGATTTGAATGGCATCTGTTTCTTTTTTTTCTGTTAAGTCTACTTTGATAGGTGCTTCAACTTTAGCGTTAGCTTCTAGTGAAGTGTCTACTTTTGAAAGATCAATTTTAACTGGCTCTTCTTTTGTAGCTTTAAATTTCTTTGGCTTAGGTTTTGATTTCATTTTCATTTCCCCGCCTTCTGACGCAACTGGTTGAGTCACCTCAGGCTTTGTTTCTTTTGTTTCTGACATAATATGATAATATAAAATTAATTAATAACTGGTGACAAAGTCTCCGGTTCTGATTGTTCAAAATTAGTAGGTAGTAAATTATTATTTCTCTGCTCAATCATTTGACTTTGTTGAGTACCTTCCATTTTGATTCTTTGATCTTTACGATTTTCTATTAAAGCTTCTTTTTCTTTCATAGCATTTAGTTCAGCTTGTTTAAGCTGCATATCGTATTGATGCTGTATCTCCATTTCCTGCTGCTTTATTTGCCAAGCTGTTTGCATTCTTTGGATTTCATTTTGATTTTTTGATTGTTCTATTTGTACTTCAGTTTGAGCTAAAGCTTGAGCTTTTTGCATTTCTGCAGCTGCTGCTCTTTCAGAAGCTTCTGCATTAGCATCGGCTTGTGATTTAATCATAGCTTGTTGATTAGCTTGATCTTGTTTAGCTTTTTTCTTACGTTTTTGCTTTAAAACATCGTTAGCTAGTTTTAAGTTTTTAATTTGACGTATATCAATAGCGTCTTCTAAATCAATACCACCTTGCTGTAAAGCCATTTGAACGTTTTGTTCTAACTGCGCTTTTTCTTCTTCTTCAGGCTCAAGTTCTAAAAATATACCAAAATCATGTAAATTTAGATTTTGTATTTCTGATAACGTAGCTGCGTTATAAGTTGATATAGAATTTTTTAATGAATTTAAAGTAAGTGGAAAGTTTAATGAATCAGCTATTTTTAAAGAAATATTTTCACA